AAACGTTAAACTTATTTTGTTTGGCGTTCCCGTGGTAGGTATTACTAAAATTTCGTACAAAACGAAACAGAAAAAAGAAAACCAATACGGAGCAGGTTACGAGCCAGTTTCAAGAGGTTACGGGAATAAAGAATATGAAGGAAGCATCGAGCTTTACACCGATGAATTAAAACAAATCATTGCATCTGCTCCAAATAGAGATTTAATGGCGATACCTCCGTTCAATATTCAAGTAGTATTTGAAGATGCAAACGGTGGCTTTTTAACTCAGGACGATTTACTTTTTTGTGAATTTACTGAAGAAGGTTTGGAAGCATCGCAATCAGATACAAAATTATTAGTATCTTTGCCGTTAGTAATCGGTAAAATAACTAGATAATTATGGAAAAAGTAGAAGCAAAAGCGCAAGAATTAAGCACTAAATTAAATTGTACGGTATTACCTATCGTGTTTCACGATGAGGATACAAACGAGGATATTGTAGGCTATATTAAAGAACCTTCAAGAGTAGTTAAATTAAGAGTTATGGATAAGGCAATGACCTCTCCTGTAACTGCTGCTGCTGAATTGTTCGAGAGTATTTTTCTTACGGAAGAAAGCGACAAACGTATTATGTTTGACGATAAATACTATTTAGGCGCAACAATGGAGGCTTTTAAAACGGTTGAAATGGCTGTAAACACGTTTAAAAAAAAATAGACGACTACACCATTAGTGAACAGAGTAGCGAAGAAACGAGAATGATTGCGTTACTTCGCTACTTTTCGCATTTTACATTAGACGTAGAAAATATGTCAGACGATGAATTGGCTAAAAATTGGGGTCAATTAAAGTGGGGATTAATTTCAACAGGACAATATAATGAAAATATATAATGGATAATCAAATTAGATATACGATAACCGCTAACGATATGCTTTCGGGCAAATTGCAACAAGCTGACGGACAAGCCGTAAAACTTGAGAGCACAATGGGCGGGCTTAATAAAATTATGGGCACGCTTGGAATTGGTTTTTCAGTTTTTAAAGGATTGGATTTTATAAAAGAAGGTATTGAAAAGGTGGAAAAATTACACCAAGCTACTGCACAAGTACAAGCAGGGTTAGAAAGTACTGGAGGCGCAGCAGGAATGACTATGAATAGCATTAAAGATATGGCTTCCGAAATGTCCTCTAGGATGATTTACGGCAAAGCCGATATTTTAGACATGCAAGCTCAAATGTTAACTTTTGGAGGACTTACAAAAGAAAACTTCCCAAAAATTGGAGATGCAATCGCAAATGTAGCCGCTAAAACAGGTCAAGATTTACATAGTATGTCTATTCAATTTGGAAAAGCAATGGATAATCCTAGTGAGGGTATAAAAAAACTTTCTAAATCAGGAGTAATGTTTTCAAAAGAGCAAACCGATGCGATTGACGCTTTAGTTGCAAAGGGGGAAATTGTGAAAGCACAACAAATAATGCTTACCGAAATTCAAAATAAATATGGCGGTGCATCTAAAGCAGCTTATGACGCTAACCCATTAATTGGATTTACTAAAAGAATGGGTAATTTTCAAGTTGCGATAGGAGAGGTAGCTATGGAATTTTTAGAAAAATTAGTTCCAGCGTTAAATTATATTGCCGATCAATTTAAAAGTTTAGGTAAATTTATGAAAGACCACTCTGATGCGCTTATGTTTATTACTGGAATTTATATTGGCTATAAAGGTATAATGTTAGGAATTTTAGGATTTGAAAAATTAAGCGTTTGGTGGAAAGGACTGTCTGCAACAGCTAGTGAATTATTACTAGGATGGGACATGGCTAGAGCCGAAGGATTAGGAGTATTAGAAGCTGCACAATGGGCGTTGAATGTCGCTATGGATGCTAACCCCATAGGGTTGTTAATTATAGGAATAGCCGCTGCAATAGCTTTAGTTGCCGAAATAGTAGTTCACTTTAATGATTGGGGTGCTGCGTTATCTTTATTACTTGGTCCAATAGGTTTAGTTATTGATGCTATAATGTCAATTTATAGTCATTGGCAATCAATAAAAGATGCTTTTAATACTGGAGGTTTTACCGCAGGAATAAAAAGAATTGGAGTAGTTTTGTTTGATGCTATTTTATACCCATTACAACAAGCTATGCACTGGATTGGTAAAATAACAGGAGCACAATGGGCAAAAGATGGAGCAAATCAATTAATGGGTTTTAGAAAATCTTTAAATTTAGTAACAGATGAAGAAACTAAAAAGAAAGGTACTAAACCAGCAATTAAAGAAGTTGCAACAAAAAATAAAAATGTTTTGGGAGGCGCTCCAAATGGAAAATTAACAGCGGGAGGAAAACCAACCAAGGGCACAGCAGGAGTTCAAGGAAACAAAGCAGTAACGGTTAACATACAAATAGGCTCTTTAATACACGATTTTAGCATTAAAACGACTAACATACAAGAAAGCGCAACAGCTATCAAAGAGAAAGTTGTAATGGCTTTAACAAGCGCAGTAAATGATTCACAATTAACAGCAGGGAACTAATGAATTTAAAAGAATTTGCAAATTTAGTAAACGTAAAAATACACGACGAAACTAAATCGCCTTATATAATAAACGCAGGAGTAACCCAAGATGCTACAGATTTTGTCAGCAAATTGGGAACTGCTGTTTATTCAAATGTAATTTTTAATAGTGGACAAGTTTTAAACGACTTCGGTTTTGCTGTTTCAAGTTGGGCAGATTTTAGAATTGACGATGTTATTTTACAAGTGTCGCAAGGTAAAAAAATCATTACAACAGAGATACAAGGAAGAAACGGAACGGTTAAGGAGTACATCGGGATGGATGACTTTCAAATACAAATTAACGGGCGTTTAAATGGTGCTTATGGAGTTAACCCTAAAACAGAAACAAAGCAACTGAAAACTATTTTGGATGCGGGGCAATCTTTAGCAATTACTTCTTGGTGGTTGCAAAATTTAGGTATAACCGACATAGTTGTTACGGGTTATTCATTTGCTCAAACAGAGGGCGAATATAGCACTCAATATTTTACAATTAACGCTATTTCGGATAAAATAGTAGAGGCAACAATAACTCAATAGATATGTTAAGACCTATAACAAATATTACAATAACAACGGCAACAAAAACGCTATTTTTTGATTTTGTTAATCATTGGGAATTTTCAAACAACTGGGAAGATTTAAGCGCACAGGGTAAGATTGTATTTCCAAAAAATATTTATGTCCGAGATACTGCAACAAACAAACGTTATCCGTTATTTGGTAAAAATATAGCAACAGGGGAAATGTTTAAAAAAGGGGATAAGGTAAAAATCCAAAGTCAATATGTATATTTTGATGAAAATTTAAACGAGAAACGAACGCCCTTGACAACTATTGTCGAAGGGTTTATTTCAAATGTAAAAATTGAGATGCCCGTTACATTGGAATTTGAGGATAACATGTACTTGCTCAAAAAAACGCCCATGATTAACAAAGCGTTTAACGGTAGTCAATCTATTGAAAGTATATTAAACGAAGCCTTACAAGTAACAAACACTACCTTTGGCACGGATTTTAAATGTTCGGTAAGTTCAGAAACTACGGGAGAATGGAATAATTCTTTAATAGTTGCAGAAAACGAAACAATAGGTTCATTTTTAGCTAAACTTAAAAAAGACCATCATATATTTACCTATTTTCATAGTAATACTTTGAGAGTTGGACTTACTATTTATTTTGATGGAGAAGGAAATACTAAAATATTTGAATTTCAAAATAATATCATAACTAGTGATTTAAGTTTTAAAAGAGTTGATGACATTGTTTTGTCGGCAATAGCTACAAATCATGTAACAGAAGATAACGGAACTACAAAAGATGGTAAAACTAAAACTAAAAACACACGAATTGAAGTGTTAATTACTTTTAGACCGAATCCACAAACGGCATTAGGTTATGATATTGTTTCAAAAGCAATAAAGCAAGGAGAAAAACCCGAAACAAACACAGACGGAGAAAGACGTACTTTCTTTTTTATTAAAGCCAAAACAGAATCTGAATTAACAACTTTAGGGATTGAAGTACTTAAAAAATATTACTACACAGGTTTAAAAGGAAAGTTTACAACTTTTGGAACGCCTTATGTTCAGTTTGGTGACCAATGCCAAATTATAAATAAACTTCTCCCAGAGCAAAACGGAACTTATAAAATAAAAGGTGTTGAATATAGCGGAGGTGTTGAGGGAATGCGTCAAGTAATTGAACTAGATTATAAAATAAATATATGAGCGATTTTAATATAATATCCGTAATACAAAATTTAAGCGGTAATCAAAATGATGACAAGGTACGGCTTTTACAATGCCATGTTAATAGCGTCGATTTAGGTAATCGTAAAGCACACGTAACAACTATTACAGGACAAAGCACACTCGATTTTGATGTACAATTACAAGCAGGTATTGCAGACGGTTTAGTAATAGAGCCTTTAGTTGGTTCCATGGTTTATGTTTTAATGTCTAAATATACGTTACCCTTTATCGTTCAATATTCCGATGTAGTATCTTTGACAATCAATGGAAGTGAATTTGGTGGGCTAGTTAAAGTGATTGAACTAACGCAAAAATTGAATGCAATGGAAAATATCGTTAATGATTTAATTTTAAAGTTCAATACTCACACCCATATCGCAGCAGGAACACCGACAAGCATTACAAGTGTTATTGAAACTAATAATTTAACTCCAACGCAACAAAGCGAAATCGAAAACACAGTTATAAAACATGGCAGTTAGAAAAGATTTTGGATTGATTAACAACGATTTGCATTTTAGCAATGGCGATTTTACCATAGTAGAAAGCGACCAACAACATATTGCCGACACTATTAACGCATACGTTGGATGGTGGAAAGAAAATCCTAC